GATATTAGTGCTCTATCTAAAGAGTTATTTACAGTAGGCGAAACTCTAGCAGCAGAACAAGAAAAATCTGCTAAACTACAAACTGATTGGGATACGGATGTAGCTGGATGGGCAGATAAAACTATCGAATGGGAAAAGAAAATAGCGAATGAGCAAGAGAAAGCCGCAGGAATTCAAACTAATTGGGATACCTCGGCAGAAGAAAAGGCAAAGGAGTATTCTAAATCTTTAGAAGCAGAAAAGGATAAATCTGATCAATTACAAATTGATTGGGACACAGATGTAAAAGGATGGGGTGAAACTACCTCAGACCTAGGTATAGCTAACGTAGCACTGGCAGCTGCAGAGAAAGCTCTTGAAGAAAAAAATGCAGAATTAACACGTAAAGAAGGGGAGCTAGATACTGCAAATGCTACTATAGCTGAACTGAAAGATACAATAGCTAACCCTCCTACTACAGAAGTGTCAGGTGGTGATGACTCTGGTGCGACAATTGGGGGCACTACAGGTGGTGCAGTCTATGATCAAGCCTATTGGAAGTCGCAGTTGGAGTCTGGTGTATCACAAGCGGATATGGCGGCTGAACAGGCTGCTTTAGTAAAGGCAGATATTGATGCAGGTGGTACAGGTGTTAATGCATCCTATAGCGGTAACGTAGTACCTACAAGTGGCGGTGGCAGCAGTAGTTCCAGTGGCAGTAGTTCTAAGAACAATAGTTCCAATAATAGTAGTTCTAGTAGCAATAGTTCTAGTAAGAATAGTTCTAGTAAGAATAGTTCTAGTAACAATAGTTCTAGTAACAATAGTTCTAGTAATAATAGTTCCAGTAACAGTAGTTCCACTAGTAATATGAGTTCTGCAAATGTCGCTATGGATACAGACTTCGGCTTCTGGGCCAAAGGAGGTCTAATCACTAAAGCAGATAAGCCTAAAGTAAAGAAGATGCGTAAGGACAACGCCTCAGGATTAGCAGCGAAAAAGAAAGCGAAAGAGAGAGCAAAAGCTAAAAAGGGAGCTTTGGCAGCAAAACGTAACTAACACCCTTTAATTGGCTACCTAAGATCGGTGGGTACATTTTGTACCTTCCCCACTGTTAGCCCCAACTAGAGTAAAATATAATGGCAACACAACAAGTAGTAGTAGATAATACACCTAAGGTGAAAGGTTTCATGCGGGTTAATACAAAGGAAGAACGTATTAAACAGGATGAACGGGAACTGGAAGAGTTAAAGGCAGAACATGCTAAGACACCAGAGGAACGCAAGGAAGACGAGGAACCTAATACCGCAGAGGAGCGATCCTTCAAGAAGCGATATGGAGATTTACGTAGACACCAGCAAGAGCAGAAGAGTAACTTTGAAGAACAAATCAAAGCACTTAAGGCTGAACTTCAAGTATCTACAAGTGGAGAGATGGAGCTACCTAGCACTGAAGCAGAGATTGGCAGATGGGCTGCAAAGTATCCACAAGTAGCTAATATTATGCAGACAATGGCTATTAAAGCTGCTAGGGAACAAAACGCAGATCTAACTACTCGTATGCAAGAGCTGGATGAACTTCAAGTAACTGCTAACAAGAGTAAGGCAGAAGCTAAGTTGCTACAAGTACACCCTGACTTTGAGCAGATCCGTGAAGATGATGCATTCCATGATTGGGTAGATGCACAACCTAAGTGGGTTCAGGATTCTTTGTACCATAATGAGTCCGATGCTACTAGTGCGGCTAGAGCAATTGACTTATATAAGTTAGATGCAGGTATCACAAAGAAGAAGAAAGCTGCAAAGGGCAATAGTCGTAGTGCTGCACATGAAGTGAGCACTGCAAGTAGTGGCGCTCCTACTACAGGTTCAGGTGAACAACAGTTCCGTGAGTCTGATGTAGAGAAGATGGACATTAGAGAATATGCTAAGTACCAAGATGATATTGCAGAAGCAATGCGTAATGGTAACTTTGTTTATGACTTATCAGGAAGTGCCCGTTAATCTGTAAATAAAGTAAAATAAAGCTTGACATTTATAGATTTATGTGTATAACTGTATAATAAGAACTGATAGGGTATTTACTTTATCAATTTAAGTGTAGGTCACTATAAGGGTTGATCTCCTACTAGTGACTTACGTTATCTAAATAGTAGCTCCATTAGGCTACCTACTATAAGGATAACAAAGCTACTGCACAATTAGGTGTGGTATCTAGCAAACAACAATAAACTAACAGACTAACCTGACAGAAACTGGCCCAGTTTAAACATGTAGATCAACATGTTAAAGATTGCACCCAGTGAATTCAGCCTCTGTATATTGTATATGCTTAATAATTTAATACAATATAAGGAGAGATGTTATGGCTTTCGCAAAAGCATCTGGCTATACTAACCTTAACTCTGGTAACTTTAGCCCTACTATTTATAGTAAACAAGTACAAATGGAATTTCGTAAGTCGGCAGTCTGTGAAGCTATCACTAACAGTGATTACTTTGGTGAGATTGCTAATGCGGGTGACTCTGTTCGTATTATTAAAGAACCTGAAATTAGCGTAAGTGCGTACACTCGTGGTACTACTATCTCTACTCAGGATTTAACTGACACTGACTTTACGTTGACAGTGGATAAGTCTAATTACTTTGCATTTAAATTAGATGACATCGAAGAGCAACAAGCCCACGTTAACTGGCTAACTATGGCTAGTAACCGTGCCGCATACCGTCTTGCTGACCAATATGACCAAGAGATCTTGGGCTACTTATCTGGTTACAAGCAGTCTGCATTACACGGCAACGCTGATACTGTGAACACCACTGTATCGGGTACTAAGGCTAACAGTACTGCTGGTTCTGACGAACTATTGGCAGCTAACAAGTTGAAGAAAGGCGACTTTGGTAACATCACTACTTCTAGTGCTGCTGACCACTCAATCCCTCTTGCAGCTCGTTTGTCTGGTGCTACTGCTGCCTCTACTTCTGCTGCTACTCCATTGCAAGTGCTTGCACGTATGGCACGTTTGATGGATCAACAGAATGTAGATAAGCAAGGCCGTTGGGTTATAGTAGATCCAGTATTCCAAGAAATCCTAGCTGATGAAGATTCTCGTCTTTTGAACATGGATTGGGGTAAGTCTGGTGAACTACGTAATGGTTTGATGTTGGATAACTTGCATGGTTTCCGTGTATATGTTTCTAACAACTTGCCTTCTGTAGGCACTGGCGCAAGTACTTCTGGTACTGCCAACCAGAACACTAACTATGGTGTTCTTGTAGCTGGTCATGACTCTGCTATTGCTACTGCACAGCAGATCAATAAGACCGAAACATACCGTGACCCTGACAGCTTCGCTGACATTGTTCGTGGTATGCACCTCTATGGTCGCAAGATCCTGCGTCCAGAGGCAATCGTTACTGCTAAATTCAACGCAGCCTAACGATACCACCGAGGGGGTGGGCAATCTGCCCCCTTTCTTATTTGAGGTTGATATGAGTAAATTGGAATTACCTAAAGATCATCCCTATACTATAGGTCAGGTATGTACCGCCTGTGGCGAATTTAAAACAATAGAATAATACGTGGGGAAATAAAGTGTCATACGATTACTTATCTATTACAAACGAAGTGTTATCACGGTTTAATGAAGTGGAGCTTACCTCTGCTAACTTTACTACCTCACGTGGCTTCCAAACACAATGTAAGAATGCTATTAACTCAGCAGTTCGCTTTGTTAACCAGCAAGAGTATACTTGGCCCTTCAATCACGCATCTAATGATGAAACACTAGTCGTGGGCCAGACTAGATATAACCTCCCTACCAGCACTAAGCTAGTTGACTATGAGACATTCCGTATTCGTAAGTCGGATTCACTTAATGTGGTAGCAACTCCCCTTAAGGTAATTGACTACAAAGAATACATTGATCGCTTTGTGGGGCAGGAAGACGATACAACGCTAGGTAATGTACCTAAATACATCTTTAGAACACCTGACAATAAGTATGGTTTAGTACCATATCCCGATAAAGCATATACCTTAACATTTGACTACTACACCTATCCTGAGGACTTAAGTGCCTCTAGTGACGTACCTACTATCCCAGAAAGATTCAGGAGTATTATAGTAGATGGTGCATGTATGTACGGTTATGAGTTTAGAGGTGAGACAGGTCAGTTCCAGCTAGCGGAAGAGCGATTTAAACAGGGTGTTAAAAACATGCAATCTGTATTACTAAACCGTTATGACTATATGCGATCTACTTATATTCCTAGATCAAACCGAAGCACTTACTATACACCAGTGAATTAAGATGCCTGATAATGCACAGGTACAGCCATTTTCCTTCCCACTTAAAGGGGGCTTAGTTTTAAACAAGTCTACCTATGAGATGGATCCAGGAGCAGCGTTAGAGCTAACTAACTTTGAGCCAGACATTAATGGTGGCTATAGACGTATAAGTGGCTTTACCAAATGGAATACCAATGTAGTACCCTATACGTTTGGTGCTAACGAAAAAGTTTTAATGGTTGCAGCATTAGGAACTAGCATTGTTGCAGCTAGAGGTGAGAAGATATTCACTGCAGCTACCTCTACCTCTTCTTGGGTAGAGATTGATACGGGTAGATCTGGTGCGTTACGTTATACATTTGACAGATACAACTTAGCAGGTGTAGACAAGCTTATTGTAGCTGATGGTGGCAACAGAGCTTCTGTATACAATGGCACTACTGTAGTAGATATTACACATGCTGCAGCACCGTCTAATCCTAAACATGCGATCATCTATAAGAATCATGTGTTCTTGTCGGGCCATAGTGCTAACAAACAAGAACTAAGATTTAGTGCTCCTTACTCGGATAGTGACTTTTCTCCGAGTTCAGGGGGTGGTAGCATTCAGGTAGATTCAGAGATTGTAGGTTTGAAGACATTCCGTGAGGAACTCTATATCTTCTGTAAGGCACGTATCTTTAAACTCACTGGCAGTGCTTCTGCTGATTTTACCTTACAGCCTGTTACACGAGACATTGGCTGTGTTAATGGTAGTACCATACAAGAATTTGCAGGTGACTTAATCTTCCTTGCAGTGGATGGACTAAGAACTATTGCAGGTACAGCTAAGATTGGTGACGTAGAGTTGGGTACTATTAGTAAGGCCATACAGCCTCGCTTCTCTCGCTCTACCAACACAGATCAATACGTATCTGTAGTAATCCCTAACAAGACACAGTACCGTCTATTCTTCTGTGATACTGCACTTGCAGAATCTAATACTACAGGTGTTATCTGTTCTTTAAAAGATACAGGCTTTGAGTTTGCAGATTTAAAAGGTATTAAGCCCTCTTGTACGGATACAGACATAACAGGCCAAACACCTATCGTGTATCATGGTGGATATGATGGTTTTATTTACAGACAAGAAGTAGGTGGTACACTCAATGGTGCCACCATTAAGGGTGTATACAGATCTCCTGACATCTCTATGGGTGATCCAGGTATTCGTAAGAGTTTTGAACATATCATACTTAACTATGCACCAGAGTCTACTATCAGTGCTAACTTATTCCTTAGGTATGATTATGAAGCCACTGATGTAGCTCGACCTGATGCATACCCTTTTGATTCATCTCAAGTAATTGCTCTATACGGAGTGGCTACTTATGGAGGTGGATCTACCTATGGAGCACAGAGTCAACCACTAGTGCGGCAAGCTGTTGAAGGATCGGGTTATGCAATAGCCTTACGTGTACATGACAATGGACAATCTGAACCTTACTCATTACGTGGGTTCCAACTTGAATATAGAATAGCAGGAAGAAGATAATATGGCTGGGTATACTAGACAGGGTACTTATACAGATGGTGACGTAATACAAGCAGCAGACTCTAATAATGAGTTTAATGCACTAGTTAATGCCTTCAATGCGACTGCAGGACATAAACACGATGGCACTGCAGGTGAAGGCCCAGTTATTAGCTTAATTGGTGATGCAGGTGTTGCTACTCCTATCAATAAGGTAGTTGTTAATAATGTGGATAATACCATTGACTTATACGTGGATGTAAGTGGTGTATCAACCAAACAGTTCACTATCAAAGATGGTGTTATTGAACCCACAACAGATGATGATATTGACTTAGGTTCTGCTACCAAGCAGTTTAAAGACCTATACATTGACGGTGTTGCACTAATCGACACACTAAGTGCCGACACATTAGGTGCTCCACTAGATGCTAATAGCCAAGCTATCACTAACATTAATATTGACAGTGGAGACATTGCTGCTGCTGTAGTTATTAATAAGTCTCCTGTTGTTACACTGAGTGGGGATGTTACTGGTAATGCAACATTATCCAACTTAGCTAGTGCTTCTATCACTACGAGTATTGCAGATGCTACCACGACTTCTAAAGGCCTTGCTCAGTTTAACCCTACAGACTTTGATGTTACTGCTGGTGTTGTATCTCTTACTGACGAATCTATTGAAGATATTGCTAGTGCCATGTTCAGTGGAAACACAGAAACTGGTATCACTGTTACTTATGATGATACAGATGGTACTGTTGACTTTGTTACTGACGTTACTCTAACAGGTACTGAAACACTCACTAATAAGACACTTACT